CAGCTGCCAATGCTTGACTGTATGTGTAACCCATGCCAAAAATTACGCCAAATGTAAAAAATGCATTCAGTCCCATTCCTGGTGCGAGAGCCACAGGCCACTTGGCCCATAGTCCCATTATTAATGTACCTATCACAGCGGCTATAATAGTTGCTGTAAACACAGCACCAAATGCCATGCCAGTGCCTTCTGTAGAAAGAATTGCTGGATTAACCACAGTGATGTACGCCATTGTTAAGAATGTTGCTACACCTGCCATGATTTCCGTTTTAACAGAAGTGCCTGCCTTAGATAGGCCAAACAGTTTTTCTAACATATTTGTTCTCCTCTAATTAATTAGATACTGTATTTTAACAAATAAGTTACAAATTTGCAATGAAATGATTGATTATTTGGGGGCTTTACACCCCCAATGTTGTTTAACCTTTTGTAATGATTTGGTAAGCACCATAAGCTATGGCGGCATAGGCGGCTATGTTTACCC